CTCTCTAATATATATATATAGTAGACTAGTAAAGTACGGGGGGTTCCTCTCCTAATGCGTATGGTTACGGGGCGGGGCATGAGTACGTGAAGGGCAAAAGGTTCCCTGAACACGGAATGGCCACAGGGCGGAGGCATGGCTGGGCCGGGCTGGGGCGCCCGCTGGTAAGAGTTTAGGGCTTACCCGGTTGCGGAGGCTATCTACCGCCCCAACTCTCACTCTCAGCCCTCCTATCGCCTCGCACGCCCACTAACAAGAAAGCAAAGCGGCGCTAGGAAATACCTGCTGTACCTCAATATCCTCTAAAACGGGCGGAAAGGGGCCTTGGATGCGCGAAAGCCTTCAGCAGGTCAGTCAGTACCTTAGCCCTTCGTTCCACGATTTGTTCACTTTTCATTCTTAGAACCCCTCTAATCTTTGCTCCGCATAAAATTTCCTGTTGACAAGATCCAAGAAAAGGCGCTCTTAGGTACTGCCTACGGGCGGAGGAGAAATTTCCCCTCTTGCTGTTTGAAAAGTGAACCAAGCCAATGCTTAGTCAGAAGGGCGGAACTTGCCTGGAAAGGATTAAAATCATGGCCGCATCAAAGCAATCTTTCACTCGTTCCGTTTGGCTCGTTTACAAACGCGAAAATGGATTCAAAATCAAAAACAACGAACACGGAATTGCTTGGGTTATCGAGCATGATCGTCATTACGAATGGACCGAACAAAACATCATCTCTAGCCTGGAAGGGTTAGATGAGTTCCCGGAGCACACGTTTCGGGAAATGGGCTTTCAAATCTTTGGTGACTTCTACTAACCCTCCCTTCGCCCTTCTCACCAAGCATTGGCCAACTAGGAGAAAGAAAATGATCGTCAAGCTTTCTCAATTCGTCTTCAACGAAGACTTCGACCGCTGGGAATGGAAATGGATACGCAATATGGACGAACCTGATTTCTATCTCTTCATGAAGAACTGCAACGCCATGTCCTTTTATGAAGATGCAAAGAAGTGCATCAATCGCGGACTTACATACGATGTCGATGACATGGAAGGACATGAATTCCGCCTCTCGCTTTAACTTCCTCTTCTGCCGAAGGCTAACAAAAACAAAAGCAAGCGCCTTCGGCAACCCTCCCCGGTATGGGCATTTTCAAAAGGGGACCCACTAGTGCTATGCTGTATAACTATATTCACTTAGGATAAAAATACTTACTAACCCATTATAAAATTACTAATACCTTTTTAAAATTATAAAAACTTTGCGGCGCCAATTTTTTTTTTTACCGAGCGGCGCTTTTCCTTTTACTTTCACGTCGTTGATACTTCTTCCGCCATTACCCCCAGGGTCGGCCCGCCCGGTGACGCCCACTAAAGCCCATGTTTACCCACTACATATAGCAGCAAAATAGCGCCGTACTCCACATTCCCTTGTGTCAAGCAAAAACCTGTGTTATCATCTACTCATGATTATAGATGTAGAAACCCAAACCCTTTTGCGCTCCAAGCTTTCATCTGCGCGCGGCTCTTATAAACAGGCGGCGGCGGTTGAAATCATTTCTGTTGAGCCACTAACTGAAGTAGATATGATTGCCCTTCAAAATCCAATAAAGGGTTTAAATATTTCTCCAAGTTTAGTTAAAATTCGTGCGTCACATCATCGCATTGCCCAACTTATTGCAGAAGGGCGGCGCCATACTGAAATTGCACTTATTTGTGGCATTTCTCCGGCGCGAATTTCACAACTTACTGTCGATCCGGCTTTTCAAGAACTTATGGCTTTTTATGTTGAAGAACAAAAGAAAGCCTTTGTAAATCATCAGGAACGCCTCGCTGATCTTGGCACTACTGCATTAGAAGAACTTCGTGATCGGTTAGAAACTGAGCCGGAAAAATTTAAAACGCGCGAACTTCTTGAAATTGTTGGCCAGACTTATGATCGTAGTGTAGCACCGAGTAAGGGTGCTAAGTTTGGTGGCGGTGGAAATGGCGGAAATGGTGGCGTAAAAGTTAACATTAACTTTGCCAATCCAACTTCCCCAACTACAATTGAGGGAAAAATCATAAATGGCTAAAACTTATTCAAATTCAATTGTGCCGTCCAATGAAAATGAAACTGTGCGCATTCGTAAGATTGAAAATGGATATGTTATTACCCATGAATGCTATTCTAAGAAAAATGGCTATACCTCCAAAGAATGCTTTTCGCCACAAAAGCCTGTGATTTCTGCTAAGTCTAATTCAACTCCTACCCGCGCCGTAAAATCTAACAGTCTTATGCGTGCCGTAAAGGAATTGAAATAATGACCAAACTCACTACTTCTATGAGGAAGAAAATTCCTAAAAGTGAATTTGCTCTTCCCAGAGAACGTAAGTATCCCATAGAAGATAAAGCACATGCTCGTAATGCAAAGGCGCGTGCTTCTCAGCAATTTAATAAAGGTAAACTCTCCTCTTCGGCCAAGGCAAAGATTAACGCCAAAGCTGATCGTGTCTTAGGTAAGAAAGGAAAGTAATTATGGCTAAGATGAAAATGGCGACCACTTCCGGCGCAACTGGCCCTTTAAGCCCTGTTAAAGGTGTTGCAGGAGTTGGCACAAACTATCGTGGCGGTGAAGGTGGTAGTATGAGTGTCCGACAGAAAGATGTTGAAGTGGGTACTAATAAAGGTCCGATGGATATTGGTAAACGCGCCATTGAAGGTGGGCGCCGTTCCCATGAACACGCTATGTCTGGCGATCGCGTACATGATCAACATATTAAATCTTATGCTCATTCCAAAACCCATATGGGCCACGCTACCGAAATGCTTCGTAAGATGCATAAAGAATAAAAAAAAATGAAAAAACTTCTTATTCTTACGGCGCTATTTTTAGGAATTCCTGCATTAGCTCAACAAGCTGTGCAGATTATTCCTTTACAAGTAACAACTACTGTAGTTAGTGGAACTATCACGTCTACAAATACTTTTCAAAGTATTTTTAATAATTCTCAAACTACCAATCCCGGTGCGCGCGGTAGAACTTCTTGCACGGTTCAAAATAATGGCACGCATACCATGTATGTATTTTTTGGGCCGATAGCAAATGCTACTTTAACTAATTCTATTCAACTTGCTGCCGGAGTTGCAGTTCTTTGTCAACTTAACGGCGCTACTCTACAGGATCAAGTTTCAATTACTGGAACTTCTGGCGACGCATTTGTGGCAAATCAGCAATAAGGAAATAAAATGAAAAACTTTATCTTCTTATTGTTTTTATTTTTAATTAGTCTCGGCGCCTCGGCCCAGGGAATTCAAATTACCGAAATTTGTCTTCCTTCTTCAACAGGATGTGTTCCTGTAAATAATAACACCCCATTTCCAATTTCAACTAATGTTCCTGCCGCTGTTCCAACAATAAATGCTTCTCAAGTTATTGCCGTCGGTGGAACTTTTCAAGTAGCATTGCCGATTAATCCACTTAGAAAATCTCTTACGGTAATTAATAACAACACTAATAACCACACTTGTTATCTTTTTATTGGTGGCGCCGGCATTGCCTCTACTGCTAATTCAATTGTACTTCCACCTAATGCTCAATACTTCCGAAATTCGGGTTACATTCCACAAGATGTAATTCAAGTTACTTGCTCTAATTCGGCGGACACACTCTATGTCGATTATGAATAAACTTCTCGCAAGTATTGCGCTTTTAGGTTTTGCAGTCTTAGCTCAACCTGGAAGTGCGCAGCAACTTCAAGGATTAAATAGTTCGTCTGGACTTATTTGTTCCGGTTGTACTTTAACTAGTCCAATTTTGGCCGGCCAACCTACTTCGGTTACTTTTGGATATTATGATAATTCCACAAATATTGCCACTACGGCACAAGTTCAATCTGCATTGCATGGTGCTTTACAAACTGTAAGTTTAAATATCGGCGCTACCGGCGGCGGAACTTATAGTTTTAATTCGCAAGGCAGTGGCGGGCGCCTTTTAATTTCTACCTCTGGCGGTGTTATTACAAGTATTTCTAGTGTTGTAGTTGCTGGTTCTGGATATGCCGTTGGCGATATTATTACATTACAGTCTGGTAACTATGATAACTATATTCGTGTAACTTCTGTTGGGGGCGGCGGTTCTTTATCTGGTTTATTAATTCTTGCTGGCGGTACGGGAAACTCAAATGGCTTTAGTGCACCCGCCGTCGCCGCTATTACTGCCATTCCCGGCGCCGCAATTATTACTGGAACTTTAACATCTAACGCCACTGTTATTCTAACTGGTGGTACTCCACTTTTTGCCTCAACTACAATTCTTGTTGAAAATAATGTAAGTGGGGCATTTACCAGTACGTACTGCGTAGCGCCAAATTCCTCTACTAATTCTTGTTCGGGTGGAAATACAGTTATTGTACCGGAAAGTAGTTCTTTTGCTGTCTTACGAAGTGATGGTAATAATAATGTAAATTGCATAGGGGGCGTATGCTCCGCAAATCTTGGTACACCATCTGCTATTAATTTGACTAATGCTACGGGCAGTTTAAATAGCATTCCAATTGGAGCGACAATAGCTTCCACCGGGGCATTTACTACACTTTCGGCGTCTAGCACCGTAAGTGGGTCTGGATTTAGTAATTATTTAGCTTCTCCTCCGGCTATTGGCGGCACCGCTGCAGCGGCTGGTAATTTCACCACTGGAGGATTTAGTGGTAATCAAATAAATGGTGGAAATTTAACTCTCGGAGCAAATCCAAATCTCACATCATCAAACGGAAGTTTAAATATTTCATCACAAAGCGGCATGACTGAATTTTCACAGACAACTGCAGCTTTTGGAATTTCTGATACTTCTGCCGGAACTAACCTTCAGCTTTTTGCGTGGCAAAATATAGGAGGTAATTTAAATCTTTCGGCGTGGAAAACTGATTTATCCGGAAGCACTCTTGCCTATCAAATATCTCGCGGAACCACATATAACATTTCATCTCACTCCCGTTATTTTTCAACTTCTGCTGGATCTCCTATTCAAGGAGAAATATTCAATAGCAATGGAACAACTTTTGGTACTGGTTCTATTACCGGTGTTAACGGAGATGTTGGACTAACCAAGGTAACAGCATCTGCAAATGCCCCTGGTGCTGGGACTCTAAAGCTTGAGGTTGTTACTGGAACAAACGCCGGAACTTGCAAACTTATTGCTTATGCAGGGACCAGTTCGACCGCAACTACAATTATTGATAATGTCGGCGCTGGCTGCTAAATAAAAGGTCTAAAAATGAAATATACGGCCCTATTTTTCTTTATTCTTTCGACAGCTTCTTTTGCCGAAGAAACTAAGAATTATGCTCTTAGCCTTTCTGGGCAAGAAATTGCTTATATTGGTAACGTTCTTTCTATGCGACCCTATAGCGAAGTTGCTCAGTTAATTTCAAAACTTCAAAGCCAACTTTCTTCTCAAGACGCTAAAATTGAAAAAGAAGCCTTAGATCTTAAGTCTGACGCGGAAAAATATCGCAAAGATCACTCTAAAGATTAATTCATTTCCAGCTTGGCGTGTTAAGTCCCGTCCCTTAACCACAGGCTAGATTAACCGGCGGGAAGAAAAGGATAGTAAAATGAAAATTAAATCTCTTCTCGTTGGGGCGGCGCTTGGGGTGGCGGGTTTTGCCTCAGTAGCGTTAGCCGCTGGCTATTACGGCCAGAATGGTAGTCTTGGTAACGCTACTTGGCCTTCTCCTAACACGCTTACTGGCACTCTTCCTCTTTCCGGAAATGAAAGTTGGGTTGTCGATACTACTTTTACTGGCGGCCGTAATCCCGCTAGTGAATATCTTTCTGTTGCTACTTTAGGTAATTATCTCGGTGCCGGTCCCGGTGGCGCGCGAAATGTTCTTATTGGTGGTGATTTCACTACTAATCTTTTCCAGCGCGGTACGTCTACTACGGGTATTACCAATAGTGTGACCTATGGTCCTGATCGTTGGTTCGCTATTGGCGGCGCTTCCTCTGCTATTTCTCTTCTCCAACAAACTACTAATCAAACGGCTAATTTCGGCGCTTCTGTACGTGTTTCTCAGGTTTCTACCACGGACACTGCCGTTATTAATTTTGGGCAGGTAGTTTCCACCCAGAATTCTTGGAAGTTTGCCGGCAACACTGCCGTTCTTTCTTTCTTTGTTAAAGCTGGTAGCGCAGCTCCGACTACTTTTACTGCCACTATTAATTCTGGCACTGCCGCTGATGGCACTGCCGCTAATATGGTCAGTGCCGGTTGGACGGGCGAAGTTTCCAATTCTTGCACCATTACTCCTACTACTTCTTGGGCGCGTTATTCCTGTTCTTTTCCGATCGCGTCTACCATGAAACAAGTTGGTGTGTCATTTTCCTTTACCCCTACGGGTGTCTCCTCTACTAATCAGTGGTTCGAGTTTGCTGGTATTCAGCTTGAAGCCAATACCGTTTCTGCTTCATGGGCGGCGTTAGGTAATTATCTCGCCAATGAAACTGTAGTTTCTAATGGTAATCTTTATAAAGAAACGGCCACTTCTTGTACTGCCGCCTCTACTGCTCCATCTGGCACTTCCAGTTTTGTTGATGGAACTTGCACTTGGACTTATGTTTCTACTTATGCCGTTCCTGTTGTTCCAAGTGGCTTTGAATTTCGTCCGGCAGGAACTGAACAGGTGCTTCAGCAACAGTATTATTGGCAGTGGACTGAAACAGTTTCGGCCACTACTGATAGTCCATTCTTGTGTGTTGCACAGTCTACTACCGTGGCCGTTTGTAAAGCTCGCGCGGCGGTAAATTTTCGTGTTGCGCCGACCATTACTTGCACTTTTGGCACTATTAAACGCATGGTGGCTGGCGTTGATACTGCCTTAACTGCCTGTGCCGCTGCCGCGACTACCAATGGCGTGTCGGATACTAATGAAGTTACCATTACTGCCACGGTTGCTGCTGGCGATACCGCTGGTTTTGCTGGTACACTTCTTTCCGGTAATTCTACTGGCGGCGGAAAAATTACTGCATCTGCCGAATACTAAAATTGCGAGTAGGGGAGTTAAATCCTCCCCTCTCCTTTTCTAAGAGTAATTTTATCTTTACTTTTAGCAAAGGATATTCAAGATGACTTATCGGATTGACACTGAAGAAGAACTTGAATATAAATATGGAGATTGGGAAGAAGATAGAGTGGTAGCACTGGGAGATAAAGGCGGAATTAGGTATATCAGTTATGGAAGCCCGCTTACCACATTTGATGAATTTTCTCAGATGAATCGCAGTCAAAATTGGATTCCTAATTGGCCAAGGAATTAAAAATGAAAAAGCCATGCTATAAGAAAGAAACCCTGAAGGAATATGAGCATTCCAAAATGGATATGAAAGCAGATAAAAAAGCCGTATTGAAAATTAATAAAGAGCGCGCCGCTAAAGCTAAGAAAGCTTATAAGAAATAATTATGGAAGATTTTCAAGAAAGTAATGTTACTTTTGCGCCGGCCTATGAAGATTTATTTCGTCCTTGCCGATATAAAGTCTATTATGGCGGTCGCGGTAGCGCGAAATCTTGGAGTATGGCGCGCGCGCTAATTTGTATTGCTTTGCAACGTAAAGTTCGTATTCTTTGTGCGCGCGAATTACAAACTTCTATCAATGATTCTGTCTATAAACTCCTTTCCGATCAAATTCATGAAATGGGATTTGGACAGTTTTTTGAAGTATTACAAAGTTCGATCCGTTGTATTCTTACCGGCTCCGAATTTGCTTTTGCCGGACTGCGTACATCAACTGTAACTAAGATTAAATCCTTTGAAGGTGTTGACTACTGTTGGGTAGAAGAAGCACAGGCCGTTTCAAAAAAATCCTGGGATATTCTTATTCCTACTATCCGAAAGGAAGTTAAAGACGCACAAGGTAATATCATTTCTCAATCTGAAATTTGGGTAAGTTTTAATCCAGACTTAGAAGAAGATGATACCTATCTGCGATATGTGAAACGGCCGCCGAGCGATGCCATTATTAAAATGGTCTCTTGGCGTGATAATCCTTGGTTTCCTGAAGTTCTCCGCAAGGAAAAAGATGAACTTATGGCAAAGGATTATGATGCATATATGAATGTGTGGGAAGGACATTGCAAAGTTATTCTTGATGGCGCTGTTTATGCAGAAGAAATGCGCGCTGCAATTATGGATAAACGAATTCGTGTTGTTCCTTGGGATCGTTCTACCGCCGTTCACACTTTTTGGGATTTAGGCTGGGCCGATAGTACCTCAATTTGGTTTGCACAACAAGTTGGTTTTGATATTCGTATTATTGACTATCTTACTAATTCTCAAAAACCAATCCATTGGTATTTAGAACAACTACAAAAGAAACAATATATATATGGCACTGATTGGCTTCCACATGATGCTAAAGCAAAAGACCTTCGGACTGGAATGACCATTGAAGAAATTTGCAAAAAGTCGGGCCGTACTGTGCGAATTGTGCCTAAACTTTCTCTTAATGACGGTATTAACGCTGTACGTACTATTTTCCCAAATTGCTTCTTCGATGAAGAAAAATGCGCCGAGGGATTAAAGGCTTTAAAGCATTATCGATATGAGATAGATGAAACGGCGGATAAAGAGCATAAACAATTTAGTAAAATTCCTGTTCATGACTGGTCCTCGCACGGCGCCGATAGTTTTAGATATTTGTCACTTAGCATAGGTAGAAGTGGATATCGCCCCAAAGGGCAAGTGCAGGTTGCGCCGCCCGAAAGTGCTAAAAGTTTCTTCGGGCTTCGCGGTAAAAACTATAATAGAGAACCCGGTACTTCTGGTTTAGGTTGGATGAAATAATTGACTGAACTTTATTTAGATTCTGACCCACAGTATGGTGATTTGCCACCTATTGTTAAAGAGGCCAAGGAGCGTTTTAATCGGACGCAAAGTTATGAGGCGCGCGCCCGTGCAAACTACCTTAATGATATTAAATTTGCTAATGCCGATGCATATAATGGATGGCAATGGCCAAATGATTTGCGACGTACGCGCGACCTTGATGATAAGCCTACATTAACGATTAATAAAACTCAGCAACATAATCTTCAAATCATTAATGACGCTAAGCAAAATAAACCGGGTATTCGTATTCGTCCTACTGGTAACGGCGCGACTTATGAAGCGGCGCAAATTTATAATGGCATTATTCACCATATCGAATACATTTCTAATGCCCAAACCGCATATATGAATGCTGTTCAATTTCAAGTTGAAACTGGTTGGGGATTTTGGCGTCTTAGTACAGACTATGCTGGGCCGGAAAGTTTTGATCAAGAAATTTTTATTAATATTATCCCCAATCCTTTAGCAGTTCTTATTGATCCGGACGCAAAAGAGGTCGATAAATCCGATATGATGTTCGCGCTTATTTTTGAAGATATTGAAAAGCACGAATTTCTTGCTATGTATCCTGAATATAAGAATATGGATTTAAATCCAGCGCTCGGTGCTGAGGATGAATGGATTACGCGCGATCACGTGCGTATTGCGGAATATTTTAGAAAAGTAAAGAAAAAGGAAAAATTTGTCCGTGTTAGACATCCTTTATCAGGACAAATGTTTCAAGGTTATCTTTCTAAAATAGATAAAGAACATCATGAAGGAATTTTGGCCGATCCAGATACCATTTGGCGTGAAGTTGAATTAGACCAAATTGAGTGGTATCTTATTATCGGTGAAGAGGCAGTTGAAAAGAAGATTTGGCCTGGAAAGTATATTCCTATTGTGCCGCTTTTTGGCCGTGAAACGCAAATTGACGGCGAAATGGATCGTAAAGGTCATACAAGGGCTTTAATCGACCCACAAAGAATGTACAATTATTGGTCTTCTTCCGCAACTGAACAAGTAGCTTTACAGAGTAAAACTCCTTATGTGGCGCCTGCTGAAGCTATTGAAGGTTATGAAACTTATTGGGAAAGCGCCAATGTAGTTAATCATTCGGTACTTCCTTATAATGGTTTAGATGATGAAGGTAATCAGATTGCGCCGCCCCAGCGTCAAATGCCTCCTGAAATGGCGCGCGCATATCTTGACGGCCTTCAAATCGCCTCAAATGAAATGATGATGGTGTCAGGACAGTACCAATCTATGATGGGGGCGCCAAGTAATGAAAGATCTGGTAAAGCAATTACTGAGCGCCAACGACAAGGCGACAACGCGACTTATCATTTCATTGACAATCTTGGTAATGCTATTCGTATTACTGGTAAAATGCTTATAGATCTTATCCCCAAAATCTACACTGAAAAGCGCATAATGCAAATTATGGCCGAGGATGGTGAAGATATTGAGATTGAGATTGACCCAAAAGCGCAGCAAAGTCTTATTCAACATGTTAATGAAGAGGGCAAGGTAATCAAACGGATTTTTAATCCGAATGTAGGTAGATACGAAGTTCAGGCGGATATTGGACCCGATTATGGAACGGGCCGCCAACAAACTTTTGACGCGCTTACCACAATTATTTCGCAGGCGCCGGGCCTCATGAATATTATCGGTGATTTATTGCTTAAGGCGGCAGATTTCCCAATGGCAGATGAAGCGGCGCAAAGATTGAAGAGAATGACGCCGCCCCAAGCTCTTGGCCAAGGTCCGTCTATGTCCGAACAACAACTTCAACAACAGCTTCAACAACTGCAACAAGCTCTTGGTAAACTTACTTTTGACGATCAAAAACATAAACTTGAACTTAAAGGCAAAGATCAATTACGGGATATTGAAGCTTATAAGGCGGAAACGGATCGTATGAAAGTTCTTGCGCCCGGATTTGATGTAAATGATGTAGCTAAACTTGCGGCGCAGTTAATTATGGATAGTTTGCAAACTTCACTTGCGCCAATTGAAGCTCAAAATAATCAACAGGCGCCGCAGTTTCCGCAAGGTAGTTTGCCTTTAGCTTCAATACACCCTCAACTTAATCAATAAGGAGCAAGCGGAGCCGCAGATTTACTTTTTGTTCCTGCCCGAGACTTTGCCGGAGCGAGCGCCGACCGTAGGTAGGCGGCGCGTAGGCCAAAGGCCGGAAGCAGGATAAGAAAAGTCAAGGGTTCAAGGCTCCAAGTTGGCCGTTAGTTTGGTCTGCGATGGGCGTTAAACGGAGGGCCGGCAAGGCCCGGAGTAGCCCAAAAGCAGGGAACCAAACTCAGGACAATCTTGGAAAGAACCCGTATCGAGGCGAGCATTGCGAAAAGTGAAAGGTAAATAAAAAATGATTAAAGTTGCCCATAAACTTTTTGTTGAAACAGCATGCGAAATGGCTGCCGCAGTTTATGAATCAATGGCGCAGAATAATGAATTTTATGCCGCATGTAAAACTGGTGATTTATCTCAAGATGTTTTTATTGAAAAGGTTTATGCCAATTTTATTCCTGAGGCAAAGAAAACTTTAACCTCAATGCTTTCTCTTCCTTCTACTCCTGAATGGATGAAGGAACAAATTTATGAAGCGTTACTTGAAGATAATCTTACACAGAATACTATAAACCGTCATGAACGGCGCGCTGCACGGGCTAATATGCGGGCAAGTAAAGTAGTTAATGGCCAGTTTATGTAGGAGAATAGAATGAAAGGCAAAATTGTAAATTGTGTAGAAATAGCAAATAGAACTTCATAAAGAATGTCGTCAAAAAGTCTTAGAAATTAATTAATTATAATCTAGCCCACAAAGGAAAATATAATGACCACTGAAAATACTCCTCCTACCCCCGCTGCAGCGCCAACCCCAACTGAAGCTCCGGTAGCATCTACTAAGCCTTGGTATGAAACTCGTATTGATGGCCTTACTAAGGAAAAATATGAACAGGCGGATGAAATTTCCCGTTTGAAAAAGGATATTGAAGATTTAAAGGTTAAAATCACTACGCCGCCGCCCGTCGCTACTCCTACGCCAACTGAAGTGCCAAAAAAGCCTATCAATATGACTCAAGAAGAGTTTGATAAAGCTGTTTCCGATAAAGCTGCAAATGAAGCGGCGCTAAAATCCTTTAATGATTCTTGTAATAAAGTCTTTGAAGCTGGCAAAACGGCCTTTACTGATTTTGAAGATAATCTTAAGTCCTTTCAAAAACTTGGCGGTATTCCCATTCCAGTGGTTGAAATTGCCTTAGAGTTTGAACGGCCCGAAGAATTAATTTATAATCTTTCCAAAAATCTTGATCGTGCGGCAGAAATTTTTAAACTTTCGCCCGCTAAACAGGCTCTTGCACTTGAGCGCTTTGCTCGTGATATCGAGAAGCAAAGTAAAGAAGATAAAAAGAATAATAACAATCCGCCCCTTAAACCTATTGTTGGTGGTACCCGTTCCTTTACGGAAAAAGATCCAGATAATATGTCAATGGAAGAATTTGTTGCTTGGAGAGAAAAGCAAACTGGTTGACTCTCCGGGGCGGCTTTTTACTTGGGAATTTGCCGCCCCAATTTCCTTTACTTTCCCATGTGTGCCTGTTCCAAGAAGAGAGGCAACTCTCAGAAAGACTTCGGCAATCTTTCAACTCCACAGACTGTTTCAGTTCTTTCTGCGGACTTAATTTAACTTAATTTTTGCCCTTGGAGCAAGCAAAATGGCTAATTCACTTCTCACGATTAATATGATTACGCGGGAAGCGGTGCGTCTGTGGAAGAACACCAATGCTTTCCTTCAGAATATTGATACCCAGTATGATGATTCGTTTGGCGAAATTGGCGCGAAAATTGGTAATGCACTGCGTATTCGTCTGCCAAATGATTTTACTGTTCGTACCGGTCCTGCGGCACAAATTCAGGATACTGCCGAACAAAGCACTACCTTAACTTTGGCTACTCAAAAAGGCGTGGACGTTTCGTTCTCGTCTGCTGACCGTGCTCTTAGCTTGGATGATTACTCTAAGCGTATTCTTATGCCTTCGATTAATAACCTTGCCGGCGCCGTCGCCGCCGATATCATGTCCGGTATCGATCCGGGCGCGTCTGATCTTGTTGCCAATGTTGATGGCGCTAATAATCTTCTTTCGCCCGTTGCCTCTACTTATCTTCAGGCGGGCGCCCTTCTTGATACTAACTCAGCGCCGACCGGGATGCGTAAGGTGGTCAATGATCCCTTTACGGAAGCCCGCATGGTTGCTACGTTGTCTGGACTGTTTAATCCTCAGTCTACTATCGCCAAACAATATACTTCGGGCCGTATGTACGATGCTCTTGGTTACATTTGGATGAAGGATCAGACTGTTCTTAAGCATACCACTGGAAGTTTAGCAATCAACACTGCTACTATTAACGGTGCTAATCAAACTGGTCTTACTGTCATTGTTTCTAATCTTACTGGCACTTTAAATGTCGGTGATATTATTACATTTGGCGGTTCTAATGGCGTTAACCGTATTACTAAACAAGATACGGGCGCACTTCGCCAGTTTGTCGTTACTGCTAACGTGCCTGCTAATGCTACTCAGATTCCTATCTATCCGGCTATTGTTCCGGCAGGTCCTGGTGGGTCTCAGACTCAGTATCAAACCGTTGTTAATTCTCCTACCAATGGCGGCTTTGTTAATCCGGTTCTTAACGCTAGCGTTACTTTCCGTAAAAACTTTGCTTTCGTTCCTGAGGCCGTTACCCTTGCTACTGCCGATCTTGAACTTCCTAAAGGTGTTCATGAAGCTGCGCGAGAAGTTTACGACGGCGTATCTATGCGCATGGTGACTGCTTACGATGTTAAATCTGACCAGCTTATCACACGCTTAGACATTCTATATGGCTACTTATATATCCGTCCCGAATGGATTTGTATTGTTCCTGATGTAATCTAATTCAGGTGGGCCAAATTACGGCGTGGGGTTATATTCTCCGCCCCACGCCGGATTTTCTTGGAGAATGGAAATTTTACCATGCCGCTTATTAAAAGTCCTTCTTCTAAAGCTGTTGGTAAAAATATCTTAATTGAAAAAGCAGCGGGAAAGCCCCAAAAACAAGCTCTAGCGATTGCTCTTTCAGTTCAACGCAAAGCGGCAGGTAAAAAACCCTTCCGCGCCTCGTCTAAAAAGAAAGGTAAATAATATGGTTGCCCGCGCCCCCGTATATGAAAATATGAAATTTGCGCCGTATGAATATCAGGAATATCCAAAGGCGATTAATATTCCCGAAGGACTTGAAAATAGTTTTGAAGTGATACAGAGTAATACTTCTAATATGGTTTTTTGCCATGACCGTGATGGAAATGAAGTTTGTAAACCATCGCGGCCAATTATTTACCAAGTTCAAGTAAATTCTGAAGAAGAAGAAGCAATGATTGTTGCTAAAATTAAAAAACTTCAGGGTGGAAATACTGTAAAGACTGCGCCGTCTGAGGATAAGAAGTAAGGAATTTTTAAATGCCAACGCCATTAGACTTAATTAATTTATCATTATTCAGCGCTGGTATAGTTGGCACTGGACAAACGGCGTCGGCACAAGATGTTAATAATTCCTTTGCCTTATTAAATTATATGCTTTCAGAATGGCAACGGAAACGTTGGATTGTGTGGCATTTAGTTGATTTGGCTGTTGTCAGTAATGGTTCTACATCTTATACAGTTGGGCCGGGGGGTAATATTAATGTTGCTCAACGGCCCGACCGGCTTGAGGCTGCATATCTTCGGCAACTTGTCGCCGCCCCGCCTTTTCAAGTAGACTTTCCAATTCAAATTTTAGAGGCGCGTGAAGATTTTGCGAGAATTAGTCTTAAAG